AGCCATATGATTTACATACTGTTTTAACATTTTTTGCAATTACTTTTTTGCGGTCCTGAGAAATATAAGCCATATTGTTAGTCCTTTTCGCTGATTACTACTTAGTTATAAACTGATTCGTTATATTTGTCAACCTTTTTATGACATGATAACACAAAAAATACCAATAATAGTTGTAACAGTCATAATTTCAGAAGTGAGAGTAACCATTCCGTTTTTAAGTACATTCAACATTTTTAAAGTCCTCATTGTTGCTATCTATACATACTTTATATAGTGATTCGTTTAGAATGTCAAGAAAAAAGCGCAACAAAAAATGCTGCGCTTTCAATAATCTATAAAATAGTTTATAGTAAGTTAGAGTGACATACCACCAAATGTATTCTTATCAACATCTTGTTTAACACCACCAACTACATATGATGAAATTTCGGTCTCTTGTGGTGCAACTTGAACTTCTGCACCGGCAATCCACTTTTGTGTCCATGGTAAAGGATTTGCTTGTGGTGTTGTATATGGACATTTTAGACCTACAGCAGTCATACGCTTACAACAAATCCATTCAATATAATCACTTAATAATTGTGTGTTTAGACCAATCATTGATCCATCTTTGAATAGATAATTTGCCCACGCTTTTTCTTGTTCAACTGCATCAACAAACATTTGAATACATTCTGCTTCTGTTTCTCTTGCAATTTGAATATAGTCAGGATCATCTTTTGGTAGAAGTTTTAGAAGTGTTTGCGTTGAACCCAAATGTAAATTTTCGTCACGTGCAATCAACTTGATGATTTTAGCATTGCCTTCCATCTTCTTCAATTCTGCGAATGCCCAAGAACATGCAAATGAAACATAAAAGCGAACACCCTCAAGAATGTTGACACTCATAAGTGTTTTGTAAAGTAGTTTCTTAATTTCATACTTATCAATAACAACCTTATTGCCATTAACAGTATGAGTGCCTTCGCCCAATAGATTGAAATATGCTGTCATATCAATCAGTTGGTCATAACATTCTGAAATATCATCAGCACATTCCATAATTTCTTCAATATCCATCATGCCATCAAATACTTTTGATGGGTCAGAATATACATTACGAATGATGTGCGTGTATGAACGTGAGTGGATTGTTTCACTAAATGTCCAAGTTTGGATCCATGCCTCTAGTTCTGGAATAGTTACCAGTGGCCCAAATGCTTCTACTGGTGCGCGGCCTTGTACACTATCTAACAGAATTTGACGCTTTAGATTTGATGTAAAAATATGACGTTCATGGTCTGTAAGATTCTTAAAATCGTTTGAATCTTTAGTTACATCAACTTCTTCTGGACGCCAAAAGAACCCAAGTTGTTTGTCTGTTAGTTTATCAAACTGCTTATACTTTAACATATCATAACGTTGAATAGCAACGCCACCTGCAGGATCCATGAAAGCCAATGCTTTAGTATGATCTGTTTTGTTCTGTGAATTAAATACACTCATTTTATATACCCTTATTTAAATTACGCAACTATCACAATCATCATCATCTACTTGTGATATTGATAGTGGTTCGTCCATTAGTTTGTCAATGTCAATTTCGCCTTGCCCATCGAATGTGTTAAAATAATACAATTGCTTGCCTCCATACTTATAGAACATAATAAGATGTTGGAGCATTGTAGACATTGGAATTTTTTCTTCATCATAAAACACAGGATTGTAACTTGTGTTTACTGAAATGCCTTGGTCAATATATTTTTGTAAAACTGCTACAATCTTTAGGTAACCTTCAGGAGATGTTTGATCCCATAGCAATTCATATTTGTTTTTTAGTTTGTGGATTCCTGGCACAACTTGTTTTAGTACGCCGTGCTTGGACTGTTTGATTGATACCAGTGAACGAGGCGGTTCAATGCCGTTAGTACTGTTACTAATTTGTGCAGAAGTTTCTGCTGGCATAAGAGCCATTAGTGTAGAGTTACGAATACCATATTCTTTCAAGTCAGCACGTAATCCAGCCCAATCTTGCCGTTCTTGATGTACAACTAATTCATCTACATCAATTTTACGTGTATCAATTGGTAGAATACCACTGTGATATTTTGTTTCATCAGAACCTGTACAAGCACCTTGTTCTTTTGCAAGTTCAACACTTGCTTTAATCAGATAATAACTCCACGCTTCTGCCCATTCGTCAATCATATCCAAGTTTGGATCTGTATACGTCATATCATTCTTTGCCATCCAATATGCAAAGTTAATAATACCAACGCCAACAGGTCTACGCTTCAATGTAGATAATTCAGCGGCTAGTACTGGATAACGCTGATAATCAAGTAATGCATCAATGCCACGAACTGCTAAACGTCCAACACGTTCAAAATCAGTGAGTGTTTTGATATTGCCCCAATTAATTGCTGCTAGTGTACATAATGAAATCTCTCCGTCAGGATCATTTAGATTATTCAATGGTCTAGTAGGAAGATTAATTTCTTGGCATAAATTTGATTGGCGAACTGGTGCAACCTCTTGAACAAATGAACTATGCGTATTAGCATGATCCACATTCATAAGATAAATTCTACCAGTATTCTTACGCTCATTCATGAATGCTGAAAAAAGGTCACTTGCAGAAATAGATTTTTGTCTAATGGAACTATCGTTCTCTGCAAGTTCATACAACCGTTTAAATTCGTCCTGGTCATTAAAGAATGATTCATACAAACCTGGAACATCTGCTGGTGAGAATAATGTAATATCACCGCCAGTCATTAGACGCTCGTACATAAGTTTGTTGAACTGGACACTATAATCTAGGTGTCGAACCCGATTATCTTCTGTGCCTTTGTTATTTTTTAGAACAAGTAAATCTTCTACTTCAAGGTGCCATAATGGATAATGTAGAGTTGCAGCGCCACCACGAACACCGCCCTGTGAACATGATTTTACACTTGCTTGGAACATTTTATAGAATGGAATAACACCAGTGTGTGTTGCATCACCGTTTCGGATTGGCGAATTGATAGCACGAATACTACCAGCGCCAATGCCGATGCCTGCTTTTTGTGAAACATACTTCACAATAGCACCTGATGTTGCTGTTATTGAATCAAGAGAATCTCCTGTTTCGATAACAACACAACTACTAAATTGACGCTGTGGTGTTCTGACACCAGCCATTACAGGAGTTGGCAAACTAATGTCAAAATTACTCACAGCATCATAGTAGTCTTTTACCCATTTCATACGAGTATCTTTTGGATAATTAGAAAAAAGAGTAGCAGCGATAAGAACATATGCGACTTGCGGGGTCTCATATAATTGTTTGGTAGCACGGTTTTGAGCAAGATACTTACCACGGAACTGTTCCATGCCCACATAAGAGATATTAAAATCTCTTTCGTGTTTCACAAACCCATTGATTTTTTCCCATTCATCATCATCATATGAACCCAATAATTCAGAATCGTAAAACCCATCCGCAGTGTTTTTCTCGACTATCGCTTTCACGTGCCAAGGATCAAATGATCCGTATACTTCTTTCCGAATATGATAATTGATAAGATTACCAGCAACCCATTGGTAGTTGGGTGTTTCCTCACTAATCAAATCTGCTGCAGATTTAATTAATGTTTCTTGAATCTCCGCACTTGTTATACCATCATAAAATTGAATGTGTGACTTAATCTCTACTTCACTGGGCGACACTCCAGCAATACCGTCACACGCAAAAAATACAACCTTATGCATTTTATCAAGGTCTAATTCTTTTTTTGTGCCGTCTCTTTTTGCTACCTTAATTACCATTTATTCTCTTCTCCGAAATTGCAATGTATTTACTCATTTTTAAATTTCTTTAATATCTATTGTTTATGTCGGCATCTTCCATACCAGCAACTCTTAATTTAATTATATTACTAAGTTGGAAATGCTTTATTTCAAATCCTTTAGTAATACCTTGAAATTTATTTCTCATTAATGCAACCTGATTAATCAGTTCAGATATTGCAACAACTTCCGCTTCACCGTCTGAATATTTTTCTGCATCCCTACTTGATAATGCTTTGTTATAGTTTTCTAAGTATTTACGTAGATATTCACTCCGCTTTTTTCTTAGTTGTATATTTAGATGTTCTAGGATTGCTTCTATTTCTTGTAACTGCCCAAACCTATGTTCAACATATCCGGGAAGTTGCGTAGATGCCTTTTCTATATTACCAGTTACTTTGACTTCTGTTTTTGCTTCTGCAAGTTCATCTTCAAAGTGGTCTAGAAAGGCTGGAATATTATTCCAATCAGCAACTATCTTACTATACCAATTCATCCTTCATACTCATCCCATTCATCATCCCATTCATCGTCACTTTCATCATCTGCGAAATAGCGATCAAATGCAGTTTGAAGAATCTTGTCATCCTCAGCCATTTCAAATATTTCATTTTTTCTAATACCAAATTCATCACATACTTTGATTAGGCGTTCTGCGGCTTCCATCTTTTCCTTTGCAGGAATAAAAGATTTAAGTGTGCCCCACACATCAAGTAATATCTCTGTATCGCCAGTTGCCATAAATTATCCCTCATATATTGCTGAATTAGCACCATGTTCAGCGCATTCAGCGTTAACACAGTAACATCTATTATCAGTTAGTTCACGAACTAGGTTATCTGCAAACTTAAATGCATGTTCTGCAAACTTCTCTGCGCCAACACCATCAAACAGTGTAAGTTCTGCAAGACCTGCTGATTCTAGTTCAGTTAATTTATACAACATTGGATCAGCCCTGTCAACAACTACTTTGTGGTCAAAACTATCTTCCAACCATTTCTTTAGTGGCTTCAACCCACCGAAATCCACTGCCCAATTACGATGGTCTAGATCATCGCACCCAAATGTAAATTTGAATGCGAGACTATACCCGTGTAAAAAACGACAGTGCGAATGGTCAGCATGCGGTTGTCTAAACACAGCAGAAAGACCAATATTATGCCCATAACACTTAGTAGAGTAGTACTTAGCCATTTCTAAACCTCATTAACTTCTGAGTTTTCATCAATGATTTCACCATTTGAATCAACCTCAAGTGCTTCAAGTCCATGAGTTTCTAAATCTAAATCTTCGTTGTTCCAATCATTGATAACGATATCTAATTTTTCATCACTCCAATTCTTGCGGAACTCAATAATTTCTTCGCCGGATTTAGTCATATATTTGAGCCTATTACCTTGCTTAACTAGTAAACCTTTTGCTTCAAAAAATTCAATCAGTCCTGAGTAAGGGGACATACCAGTTTCATAAGGAATTTCTACTTGTACGCTTTCAAATGGTTTTGAATATCGTGTTTTTACAACCTTACATGCAGCACGAATACCGTGCACTTGTGATGTTTTGACACCATTCGCATCTGTCTTCAATTTGAGTTTGCGCATAGCAATAACAATTGAAGATGCGTAGATAAAGCCCTGACCACCACTAATCTTATCATCTGGATCAAACATGTCCTGTGATGCATAAGTGTGGTTTGTTGCAATCATACCAACATTAAAGTCTCCAAACATATTAACGCAATTGCGAACAAGAGCAGAAAGTGCTTTAGGCTTACGACCCATATCACCTTTCATATCACCTTTTTCAAACTGATTTACATCAGTTGGTGTTAACATCATACCGAGACTATCAAGTACAAAGAGCACTTTCGGACGTTCTTCATCCGCCACGTCTCCATATTCTTTGCGATAATCTGTCATAAAATCTGAAATGATCCGTGCAACATCATCAATCATTGCAACGTTTAATTTTAATAGTTTATCATCACTCGTATCTACGTTTAGTGCATGCAACCATGATTCATCAAGAGCATTCTCACTATCAATAAGAACAACAAAAATACCCTGATCTTGCGCATTTTTAACAATATTACCAGACGCAATGTATGACTTTCCTGCGCCTGACTCTCCTGCAAGAACAGTTACTTTGCCTAACGGAATACCTTTGTGAAAATCATTAGAGATTAACTTGTTTAGACAGTAGTTACCTGTAGAAATCCATGTATCCGGATCTCGAAATCCCATGGACATACCTGGGACAGCCTTCGTAATACTCTTACGAAATTTTGAAGCATCAAATGCTTTAGCCATATTAGACTCCTAATAAAAATGTATGGGGTAGGAGAGCAACATTGCTCTCCTGTTTTTATATACGATCTACTATTAATCAGTTTTACGATTACGGATCATTGCAAGAATATCAGATGCATCAGCGCCTGCATTGCTATTAGATTCTGCTGCTGGAGCAGGTTCTACCGCAACTGGTGCTGCTTCTGCTGCTGGTGCTGCTTCGACTCGTGGAGTAGGAGCGGGCGCAGTCGCTTGTGCTTGCTGAGGTTGGCGTGATTGCGAACTTGATGTCCCATTTGGCGCTGCACCTTCTGGAACATCTACACCATATGGACGATAGTAATTTCCCCAACGCATTGGATCATACAACTCACCGTCTACTGACGCTTCAAACATTTCCATGATTACTCGTAGTTCATCATCAGATGGACGCTTTGGCATAAAATCGTTCAGATTATACAATCCGTGAGTATCAATTGATTGACGTTCTGCTTCATTCAAAGAACGCTCTTTGCGCGCCCAGTTTGAAGTTGAATAGTCAGCATATTGACCTTTTTGTGTTTTGACTAGTCGGAAATCTGTACCTGCATCATAATCAGTTGGTAGATTTTCCATATCTGGATCCATCAATGCTGATTTTAATAGTTTAAAAATTTGCGGACCGATAACAAAACGACGAATAGGATTTTCTGGAGTTTCTTCATTCATTGGATCTGTAACTACAAATCCTTGAAAAATATATGAACGCTTTTTCCAGTACTTACGTCCCAAGTCTTCCATAGATGGGTCTTTAAACCATGGACGAATTTCTGCATGCACAGGGCAAGTATCACCCCACATTTCAATGCAAGGGACTTGTACTGTAATGGGCTTTTGTTCACCGCCAACAATACCTGCGAAAGGCATTTTGATTACTTGACGTTCACGCCAAAAGAATACGTTATCAGGAGATTCATCAGGCAAGAACCTAATTACGGCAGTGCTATCATTATCCATATTCCAGAATGGATAGATTGCATCTGTGCCTCGTGATTGATTTGTGTTTGTTTCTGCTTTATTTTCTTGTGCAAGAAGTTTTGCACGGATTTCTGCTAGTGTTGCCATTTTACTTTTCCTTTATATTAGCCTTATTAGCCATGTTAGATTTATATTAGCTTTAGTTGTGATATGCATCATCCTCTCTAGAGCATATATACATATTACAGTATTTATTTATCATTGTCAAGCAAAAAAGGGGACATAAGTCCCCCTTTTTAAAATAAATTTTTATTAAATGTTTAGTCGAAATTATTGAATGGCTTAAATGCTTCTGATAGCATATCATCCATTTTATCTTCAATTGTAGTTTCTACCACATCTGCTGATACTTCAGAATTTGACATTTTTACAATTCTTGCACCCAACTCTAGTGCTTCTCTCGCTACCGTTTGCGGTGACAGTTTTACTTGTTCAGCAATATTTCTTAAAAATACAGATAATTCTGCTGCACGGTCATTACTTCTATCACGCCTACGATTATCATCACACGATTCAACCTGTATTCTATTAGCCAAGTCTGAAAACGTCTGTGATAAACTAGGAGTTTCATTATTTTCGTCTAATTCTGTTTTCTTAATGCCACTTATATCAATATTACTATCACGGAATATAATAGCATTAACTGGTGAACCGTCTTCATTGCATGCTTCAATGATATTTTTAACACGTTCTACTTGATTTGTTTTTTGTTTTTCTGTTTCTGTTGTATTCACACGGTGTATAAGAGGTAAAATATCTGTTAATTTTTCTTCAAATGTTGACTTAGTAAATTTTTGAACGTAATCATTTACTGTTTCTTCTGAAATTTCATCTGTAATACTTTCTTCATTTAGTGCTATAGATTCTACAAATGCTGTATACCCTTTAGGTCCTTGAATTCGTTTGATACTCTCTTTAACTGATTCTATTTGTCTTTTTACATTAAGCACCACATCACGGTTAGTTTCGTTGACTAATCCCTGCTTGTTTACAATGTTCATAAATTCTTTTAATTTTACTAGTGTATTAGTTTGCTCAACAATTGCTTCGCCTACTACATCACTTGGCACTCCACCATTACTAACGTGTCTAGCCATTGCTCTTGCACCAGATAGATGCTTATGTGGATACTTAAATCGTTCACCATCCGAATTTTCTACAAATATAGCAGAAATATTACGTGATCTTGATCCGCGTTGCTCTTCGTTAACTGCCTTTTTATGACGGATAATCAATCTGACATTTTCTAATGTCTGGCGACTTGTTTTCGATGATCCTTCTAATGGACTTAGCCCTTCTTCCAATACATCACTCATTGCTAGTTCCTTACCATTT